CAACGACTATCCAGAGGCAGCGACTAATAATGCTAAGAGGGTATTAAAGTGGAGAGAAGAGTATGGTGATGAAGTTAGGGGAATGACTCAGATAGGCTGGACCAGAGCTAGGCAATTGGCTAACAAAGAGAGACTCTCGCGTGAAACGATTGCTCGTATGGCATCATTTAAAAGACACGAGCAAAATGCTGAAGTATCGCCAGAGTATAAAGATACACCTTGGAGGGATAATGGACACGTTGCTTGGCTAGGATGGGGTGGTAGTGCTGGAATAAATTGGGCAATAAATAAATTAGATCAAATCGATAATAAAAAAAATATGATTTACAATTACAAGTCTTTTGGTCTTGAGGTCAAAGATGTTGATGCAAAAAGCGGAGTAGTAAGCGGTTACTTCTCAGCATTTGGAATGGTGGATAGCGATGGGGACATTATGATGCCAGGCGCTTTTAAAAGGTCCATCCAAGATTGGGGTGTTGATGGTAAGCAAAGAATAAAGCACTTACTAAACCACGACCCATCAAAGCCATTGGGAAAATTACTATCTTTGAAGGAGGATAGCTATGGACTTTATTATGAGTCAAAAATTGGGACTCATCAACTTGGTAAGGACTTCATTAAGATGGTTGAGAGTGGCTTGATTGGTGAGCATTCTATTGGCTTTAGGACACTAAGAGAGCAAAAAAGCGGTGAGGCTAATGAGATACACGAGGTGATGTTATTTGAAGGCTCAAGTTTGACGGCTTGGGGTGCTAATGAGAATACACCACTTTTAGGTTTAAAAAATATGGGTAACGTAGAACAAGTAAAGGATCAAATAAAAGCATTCGAGAAGTTTATTCGTGATAGCGATGTTACGGATGAGACTATCGATTTATGTTTAATAAAAGTAAAACAACTCGCACAAGCAATCGAGATGATGAGTAGCACTTCTCCAGTCATTGCGACAGAGGAGCAGCAAAAAGCTGATGAATTGCCAGTGGGTTCATTTATATCAATAATCAATAAAATTTAACAAAAATGAGCGATTTAAAAGCATTCGAATCTGCCCTCGAATCAAAACTGGCAGAACAAAAAGCTGAGGTTGCAAGTGTAACCGAGAAGGCTGCAAAAGCATTTGACTCTAAAGTTGAGCAAATCAACGAGCAAATGGAAAAGTCAAACAAGACTCTTGCTGAAGCATTGAGCGAAGTGAAAGAAGCAAAAGCTGCTTTCGGTAAGTTGAGCGCAAAGGCTGAACAAAAAGTTGCGACATCTTATGCTGATCACGTTAATATCATCAAGTCTGAGATTGGTGCTGCAATCGAGAAAGGTTGGAATGAAATTAAAGCCGCTGCTAGAAGCAATGGTAAAGGTTTCTCAGCTGACATCGATTTGAAGGCAGTTGGTGTAATGACTATCGGTAACAACCTTACTGGTTCAGTTTATACATCTTATGTTGATAATCCAGCGTTGCGTTCTTTCGTTAACCCACACTTGAGAAGTGTGTTCAACATCATCCCAGTATCAACTGGCTCAGTATCTTTCCCAAGAGGTAACACTCCAGTTGGTGAAGGTTCTTTCGGTAAGCAAACTGAAGGTTCTGCTAAGCCTCAAGTTGACTACGATGTAACTGTTGTAAATACGGCTCTATCTTTCATCGCTGGTTACGCTAAAGTTTCTCGCCAGATGATTGATGATTTGCCATTCTTACAAGCTTACTTGCAGCAGTCATTGATTGAAGATTTCCAAAAGGCTGAAGATACTTACTATCTAAATGCCATCGCATCTTCAGCAACTGCTGGTTCATCTTCTGGTGCTAACACGGCTGAGAAGTTCATCGACTACGTTGCTCAACTTGGTGCATTGAACTGGACTCCAAACCTTGCGTTGACTACTCACGCTGGTTGGGCTGGTTTGTTGAAAACAAAGCCAAGTGATTACTCTCTTCCTGGTGGAATGGTAATTGATACAAACGGTAATGTAAGAATCGTTGGAGTTCCAGTAATTCCTCACTCTTTGGTTACTGCATCTAAGATCTACGTTATGGACACTACCAAATTCGCTATTGCTCAGCAAAGCGGTCTTGCGGTTCGTTCTACCGAGTTTGATCAAGATGATTTCATCAAGAACCTTATCACTTTCCGTGCAGAGGCTCGTTGCGAATTGTTACAATTCCAACCAAGTGCTGCAATTTACGGTGCTATCTAAGGTTTATAAATATTGGGGAGGGGTTAACTCTCCCCTTTTTTTTATTTATGAAAGTTAGACTACTTACAACTGAAGGCTCACCAACACTTGATGCTGCTATAAGCGAGATTGAAAAATTGGGAATATTACCCAAGGTTGTTTATGCTGAAAAGCATAGCAATCCAAAGACATCTTACAACATCTCAATAAGTAATATTTGCAAAGATGCTGATGATGTTTTGTATTTTTTCGAGGATGATGTTGAGATAAGAGACAATGAGCATTTAATTGCGGCACTTTCGCAGTTACCAGATGATTGGGAAATTTGTTATTTAGGTGCAAACCTTGTAGCACCTATTGAAAAATATAGTAAAAATTTATATAGGACTTTTGGGGCTTGGACAACTCACGCGGTTATATTTAATAACCCAAAAGATATTTGTGAGGGGTATAAAGACACATCAGTTATGTTTGATGATTGGTTGAAGGAAAATGTTCATCCAAGAGGCAATAGCTACATTATAAGTCCAATGATAGCCTGGCAAAAACCACATCAATCAGCTTTATGGGATTTTTATGCTGATTATCGAGATATATTTAATGGCAGCGCAAGTAAATTATTATGAACATACTTTTTTCAATACACTTATATCCTCCAAGGCACAACTGTGGTGCTGAATGGATGGCACATAATATGGCTAAAGACTTAATGGCTAAAGGTCATAATGTTAGGGTTTTATTGCATCAAGCTAACTATATAAAAATAAATAATACTTACACCTTTGATGGTGTTGATGTATTTCCACCAAATCCAAATGTTATTGAGAATTTGATGAGATGGTCGCATTGTGTGTTTACTCATTTGGACTATACACAATGGACAATTGGTTCGGCTGCATTGTATAAAAAGCCAGTTTTTCATTTAATACATAATTCGTACAAGTATCCAGAGATTGAAAATGCGCATTATCCACAACACATTGTGTATAATTCACTATGGATAAAGCGAAAATTAAACTACAAATGGGATAACTTTACAATACCACCCCCAGTTGATTTTAGAGATTACGACTTAGGAAAAGACCCAGAGGTTAACGAATACATTACACTTATAAACTTAAATGTTAACAAAGGTGGTAAGATATTTGAAAGTATAGCCAGGGCATTACCAAACAAACGATTTTTAGGCGTTTTGGGGAGTTATGATGAGCAAGTGACACCAAACATCCCAAATCTTAAAATACTGCCAAATACGGCTGATATTAAGCCTATATATGGTATGACAAAAATCTTGTTGATGCCAAGCGAGTATGAAAGCTGGGGAAGGACTGCAACTGAGGCGATGTGTAATGGAATCCCAGTTATTTGCAGTAATGCTGATGGGTTGGTTGAGAATTGCGGCTATGCTGGAATATTTATAAAAGATAGGAATGATGTTAAAAGCTGGGTTGAAGCAATTACAAAGTTGGATGAGAAAAAGGCATATGCCGAAGCCTCAAGGAGATCGAGAAAAAGAGCAAAAGACCACGACCCAAGAAAAGCACTTGATGACTTCGAACTCTGGCTCAGAGAAATGGTTGATAAATATTACAAATAATGGCAATATATATAAACGGAATAACCATTTTAGCTGATGCGGTGGTTGAGCCAGTAAGTAGGACGGATGCTAAAAATTGGATGCGTATTGATTACAATACGGATGATTCTTTAATTGATAGTTTAATTTCAAGTGCAAGAAAGCATCTTGAATTGTTAACTGGTAGATCTTTGACAAATAAGCTTATAAGAGCAAATATTCAACTTACTGGAAGTGTGCCAAATGTTTGGATGGTTGATTTGCCATATTCACCACTAAATTGCGTGGATGAGGTGGTGATGAAAACTGGCATCAATATGAGTGATACTTTAACTGTGAATGAAGATTATGAGGTGATAGGTGGAAAAGTTTGGTTATATTCACAAGGGTATTATGATATAAAGTATCAAGCTGGATATGGCACATTGCCTTCAGACCTGGTGACTGATATTTTAACGCTTGTTGCTTGGTCCTATGAAAATAGGGGTAAGAAGATGAGCGCAGACCCACAAGGTGTTATTACGCAATATCCTTACTGGGATGGTTTAAATTATCACCAATATAAGACTGTAGTAATATAGTGGCAAAGGGAATAAATATAGAGGTTAATGATGCAGCATTTCAAAGGTTGCTAAACCGTTATAAAAACAAAGTTAACGGCAATGCTGCTTTGATAGATAGGGAATTAGCTGCAACTGGAGAATTAATGGCTACAAGTGCCAAGAATTTGGTTGCGGTAGATACTGGAAGGCTAAGAAACTCAATCTCACTAAAGAAGGATCAATTTCTTTCTTACTATTTGGTTGCTCAAACTAATTACGCGGCTTATGTTGAATTTGGTACTGGTAATGGGTTTATACCACCAGAAAAAACTGAATGGGCAAATATAGCGGCTCAGTTTAAAGGTAGGGGAATAAAGCAAGTTAACTTACCAGCGAGACCATATATGAGACCTTCAATACTTGCATACTATCCAAAATTTAAGGAAGAGGCAATAAAGATAATAAGGAGTAAAAATG